TGTATTTGTAAAGTTTGGTAAATTTTGCAAAATAAAAACACGAGTCACTCTAGGTAAATTTACTATAACGCCTGTTACTGTTAGATTAATTAGTATCGTTAAATTAAAATCACGAGTAACTCTAGGAAAATCAATTGAAGTCCCCGTTAATGTTAAATTTGGTAAACTCTGCAAAGACAAGTCTAAAGTTACCCTAGGTAAATCAACAATAGTCCCCGTAATTGTTAAGTTTGGCAGGTTGATTAAAAACAATAATACAGTAACTCTAGGTAAATCAATTGCCGCCCCTGTTAGGGTTAAATTTGTTAAATTTTGTAAGATTAATTGACCAGTCACCCTTGGTAAATCGATAATAAAACCGCTAATCGCTAAATGATTTCTAATATCCAAATCAGTTAACCCCGCAAACTTCCCTAGTTCCTTGGCGGTAGTTGACATTCCAAGTCCTACAGTATTGGTAAATGAAGTCACATTTTTATACTGCCCGCCAATTCTAACAAGTCCTGTAAAAGCACTTGAATAAGCCTTGTTAAACGCTGTTGAAGCACTTGTGGCATTTGTAACCTGAGTACTTGTACCATCGCCCCAATCAACTATAACCGTGCCAGCAAATACCATAGTCATATTAAAACTATTACAAGCCGTTGCCGTAAAGTTTATAAATGGTTGCCGTTGTCTTTTAAATATTCCTGACATTAGATTAAAGTTGTTTTGACTACAATATTCCCTGTTGGTAAATAACGAGCGGTTAAAATAAAACTCCCCGCACTCACGGTAATATCTTCAAAAATTTCAGCCAAATCTGCAATGTTTGCGGTGGCTATGGTAGGTGTTACTATTGGCGTTGAGCCTGCAAGAATTAAAACATCTGTTATCGTTGCTTGACGATTTCCAGCTACTAAAGTCCAATTAGCGGGCGTGAGTGTTACGTTTGCTAGTACTGATTTTATCGGTAAATCACTAAGCATTGCAAACGTTCCTGATTTGTTTGGTCTTAATTGCTCATAAATTGCCGATACGGTGGGAACTTGGTTTTTAGTAACAACCGTATTTTCAAATTCGCCGTTTTTATTTTTTGTTTGTATTCTATCAAATTCAACTCTAGTGCTTTGACCTGTTTGGATATTTTGAGTAACAAAGCCTTGACTAAAAATAAATGCAAAAATATCAGGAAGTTCCAAAGCACGAACAATCATTGCTCTGGTAGTTTCGTTTCCGTTGTCTGTTACGCTTTGTAAAGTTGTATTATCTACAATATCCTGTGCCGTTCCAATATAACCGCCGTTTAAAAGATAGTCGTCTAAAACTGGAATCGTTGGTTTGTTTTTAATGAAATCGTCTTGCGTATCATCATTTTGCAAAAAGTCCGATTGTACATTTACTTCTGCAAAATCCTCAATATTAGCAAGCCTTATTCTTTCAGTTGTAGTATAATCGTTTGTACTTAAACCTTTTCCCGCTTCTTTATCTACTTTATCGGTAAACAAATCGGTAAAATTAGATTGTACTTTTATAAAAGCGGCTCTTAATTTGTCGCCTAAACCATCGTTAGGCTCTGATACGTTAAAGTTTTCTTGTGCCATAATTTAATACCATTGAATTATATTCGTTTTTCTCGCTATTTGCTCTATTTTGTACTCTGGCACGGGGTTTAATTTTACGAATTCTTTAAATTGTAAAAATACATTGTTTCCCAATTGATTGTAAAGTGCCGATAATCTGTCAATTTCCTTTAAATCAGTCCTTTGCTCTGGTTTTATAATTCCGTTTTGGCTTATTTGGCTTGTATTTATTGCAATATAATGACTGCAAGAAAAATATGCAAGCATAAAAATTATAAATTTATCGTAAAATTCCAAATAAAACCCCGACAAAGTATCGTTTTCAATATCGGTATTTATTTTATTGTACAAATCTACACCTAAAATTGGTAATATATCGTTAGTTTGTGCGATTACTATAAAAGGTTTTAACGCATCGGTGTCGATATTACCCGCAAAGCTTGTTAATGCAGGAATATCATTCTCTGTTAGCCATATTTTCATATCGTTTCTGTTTTATCTAGTTCTGTTTCTTCTTCAAAATCTTTAAACCACGGCATAATTTCAGCGTCGATTAAATCTGTAACTTGCTTTATTCCATCTACCCAATTTTGACGTCGTGGATTAATTTTTTTACGGTAAAATATTTTCAATGCCATTGAATACTCGTCTGCATTGTTAGAAAACCCACCGCCTTGATTGTTACCGCTAAATAATATGTTTGGCATTCCGTGTGCAACCTTTATTTTGCGTTCGGCTTCTTCAGTAAAGAATGTAATATTTTCACTTAAATTTGAAGGTGGTATTTTGTCGAATGTAACTGATTCCTCAATACTGTCGTTAAAAGATACAATTACCTTTGCGGTGTTCTTTGTACCTGATACTCTATCTCGTACAATTTGGGCTTCTGATCGTGCAAGTTCTGGTGTGCTTTGGCGTCCTTGATTATAATTTACGATAACAACATCGTGAGCCGAATTTTCAATATAATTTGATGCATAGTTACCAACGCCCCCCTCAAACTTTGCAAAAGGAATGCAACTAAAATAATCTGGTACGGCAAAGAATGGCTCGGCTGTTGGTTGTCTTACTAAAAGTATTTCTAAATTTTGCCCCTCTACGTATTGACCCGTAAATCTTGGATATAATTCTGGTCTGTATCTTTGCTTATTATCCCAATCGTAAGAAAACCAATATCCTTCTACGTCCAAAGATAATTGATTGTATTTTATTCCTAATTTGTAAATAGGAATGTATTTAATTTTTAGCGGTGTTTGGGTTTGTTCATTCCAAATAACTTGAACCGCAAAACCTCCGTATATTCCATCGTCTTTGCAAGTCAATAATACGTCCTCTGCCGACATATATTGCTTTAAATTTACTTTACCATTTCCCTCGTCAATTAATCCCTCTCCGTACATATACGTGCGTATATCGTTTAAGATTGAACTGTTTGTCGGACTATCCTCATAAGCATCTTTATAAGTAATATAATTTGCGTTGTTTGTATTATTTTTACTGTTTAGAATATAGTCAATACCTACTCTCGGCTTTATGTCGATAGGCTGATATACGCTAAATTTTTGCAAGGTATTTTCAAAGGCGAAAGTCTGCAAACCTTTACTTGTATGTGAATCTTTCATTTTGTTCTGCGTAGTTAAAATTTTGAACGTTTGTACCTTCTTTTAAAATCTGTATTTTTCCTAAATACAAAACCTCGTTACCTCTTTTTAATTCAAATTCAAATTTATCTAAAATCTTAAATTGAGTAGGTTGCGTCGTGATTGTTATTTGTAATTTTTGACCAACGATAAAAGTAAACGCTGGGGTTAAAATTGTGCTTCCCGTTTCTTTGCGTAAAGTTAAGATTAAATTATCATTTACAAGCGGGTAAATTCTTGGAATTAATGAAAAAACTAGGGGTGTATTTAAAAAAAGTACTTTCATTTTATTTTTTGGTATAAAAAAAGCCGTAACAATGCACGGCTTTTAATTAATTTTATTGCAATTAAACAACCGCTTTCAATGCCGCTGCATATTCTATTAAAGCTGGTGCAGTTAACAAATATTCTCTCGAAAAGTCTGGCTCCATTGTCTGGAATGTTACCGTAAATCCGTTTAAATCTCCAATTGTTCCACCCGTTTGGTCGTCAATAGTTATTGCCATCGCTCCGTTCTGTGAACCTGCAACCGTAATTGTACCATCTTTGCGTTCAATAAATAAAACAACCTCTCCGTTAAGTAATTCTTTTACTTGTGAAACCGTTTTTACCAAGTCGCCTTTTGGTACGTTTAAAATAATTGGTAAATTTCCCGTAACTCCTTTGCTTCTATTGTCGCCGCCCGAAATTCCATTTTCTACATAATTTGCAGTCGTTGACTTTACTTCAAATCTCGACAAACTCAATGCACCAAAAGCTGTGGCAATTTCAGTAACTCCCGTTACAGTTGCATCTAATCTATTTAAAGAATTGTAAGTACCGATTGATACGGCTAATATACCCGCTTCTCCCGATATACAGCCTAATTTTCTACTTCCTCCTAATGTAACACACATATTTTTTAGTTTAAAAAAGGGCGTATTTTCAACGCCCTATTATTTATCTATCCTCCGTAAAGTACTCCATCGGCTTGCGACATTACTGTTGCGTCCAAAGTGTAAATAGTTCTTACAAACATTACATCAGAATCATTGTCTACTTTTCCAGTTTCGAATGATGCGATATCTGCAGTTGAATCAGTTGAAAAGTAAATTACAGAAGGTCGGTTTACATATACAAAACCTGTAGGTAGTGGTACAAATTCGATAACTACTCCGTTGTAAGAAATTACTTCATTTGCTCCTGCTCCTGTTACCAAGAAGTTTACTTGTTGTGCTGCTCCAACTGCATTGTTAGCAATTAAAATTAATTGTCGGTGTGCGTATGGTGCGTACATTACTGGCAATTCAGCTGCTTCAAAACTTTCTGGCTTTACTGCCGCAAAGATTTTAGCATATTCAGCGGCAATGTTTGCAGCCGTTACTGTTGTTCCTGTTACTTTTCTGTATTCTCCTAATGCAGTTTCATCAAATAAAACTCTTGACAATACACCATCTACTCCTGCTGCATCAGCCGTGTAAGATGCTACTGCGGTTTTAGCCGCTGCCGTGATTGAACCTTGACCCGCTCCAGCAGTTAAGGCTGCTACTGCTGTTTGCGTAGCTGCAGAAAATCCTGCCCAAAATTTCAATTGTGCGTCTTGTGAAGTCTTTGGTGCGGTTAATTGTAGTACTTGAGTATTGAACTCTGAACTATCAATATTTAACGCTCCTTGTGCCATATCTCTGTTAAATCGAGATTGTCTTAACGCTTCCATTTTAAACGTGTACTTGTACTCAATCTTTTTAGGATTTGCAACACGGTCCTTTAATACTGGACCACCTAATGAATTTAATCTTTCGCCTGTGTAAGCTTGACCAACAACATTAACGGCTGTTTCCGTAATAATTGTCGATGCTTTTACATCGTCTGCGAAATTTACCAAACCTTTCTCAACTGTTTTGTTAAGGAAAAAGATTTCTTGAATGATTGGTGAAACAGCTTCACCTCTGATTGCGATTGGACTATAAGTTATCGGCATAATGTTTTATTTTTTTATAGGTTTTTTTTTGATTCTCTGTACTTTTCTAACGAAGTCATTTCAGCAAATTGCTTTTGCTTTGGTAGGTTTTGAATTGCTAACTTTTCAGCCTTGAAAACTGCCAAATCCTTTTCGGCTTTTGCCTTTTGAGATTTCATAGTTTCTAACTCTGTAGCTTCTACAACGTCGTTTGCTTTCATTGTTGCAAGTTGCTCTTTCAAGTCTGCATTTTCAGCTAATAAAGCATCGTGCTTTTCTTGTAACTCAGCCATTGCGTCCGCTGGTGCTTCGCCTTCTACTAAAAGCAATTCATCTTCCATTTTCTCCTTGTTTTCTTCTTCCATTTCTTCTTTGATTTCTCCATCTACTGCGAAGAAACTCATCATATGATTGAAGAAATTTTCTTTTTTGTCCTTTGTATTCATATTCTCTATTGGGTTTAATATTTCGTAATCTAAATAAGCCTCTAAACTGATTCCATCAACTTCGCCTGTTTTGACAAAGTTTTCCCATACATCATCGTTTTCAATTTTAAAGCCTAAAATTAAGTCGCCTGCTTGTACGTCTTCCATTAAAAGTGTTTTGCTTTTGTCCAACTCTGGATTTAAAACTATCCAACTTTCAATTGGGTAAACGTCCGTTATTGATTCGTCTGAATGGTTTAAACTCATTTTGGCAAGTCCTTTATTGTTGCTTTTGAAATAAGATTGTTGCATCTTTTCAACTTCTTCAGCATCAAACGTAATATAGCCTGCTTCGCCGTTTATATCTTTGCGAAAAATTTGCTTATTAGGTCGCATTGCAACTGAATAGATAATTCTCTTTTCATCGTTGGCAAAAAATACGGGTTTGTTTACTTCCTCAGCAAACTTTGAAAGTTTAGTTTCAACGGCTGCTCCCAATACTATTGAGAAACAATTGACATCAGTACCCGCTTTTAATTTTGCTTTATAAACTTTCATACTACAAAGATTATATTATTAGTCCATAAGTGCGAAAATGTGGCACACAAAAAAACCGCCACAATTAAGTAGCGGTTTTAATCTCCTTTCTTTTTAAATGGTTAAGACTTCTTATTAAAATACTGGAATAATGCTTCACAAATAATTTCACTAATACTACACCCTTTTTTTTTGGCTTCTAAACGCAATTTCAAAACGTACCACATTCTTGGATAAGCGACTATTCTGTTTTCTTTTGTCATTAGATTGAGTTTGAGTTTATTTTGTTGTTGTCTAGTTGTTGTGCGTCGCTTACGTCTTTACTTACTACAAACGCTTGTATTGGTGGTTGTGAGTTTAAATTGTTTGCCACCGTGTTTCCGATTTGATTTTCACTACTAGCTTGGAATGCTAC